TGCTCATAAAACGAGCCGCAGAAACAAATGGTGTTATTGTTTGTCCTACTAACGAGATGGCTATTTATATTTCTCGGATGGCAAAGGAACTCGGACATTCGATTCCTAAACCAATTACTTATGATATGTGGCAACAAACTTTTCGCCGAATGAGAAATCAAAAATACTATTTTGATGAATATGGCATGATACTCTTATGGGATATTCAGAAGGAAATGGGATGTTTTGAGCAGGTCGGTGTTAAAGACATCATGATTGACCGGGAGTCGATAAATCATTTGAATGATATTTTAGGCGGGTTGAAAGTATACAATATGGATGGCAAGAAATTAAAATTAAAAATAGAGCTTTGTGAGGAGGATTAAGCGGTATGGATTTTAACATTATTGCAGTGGATTTCGATGGGACTCTGTGCGAGAATAAGTGGCCGGAAATCGGAGAGCCGAATAATGAGCTAATCGCTTACCTGAAAAAGCGCCAGGAAGCAGGAGACAAACTGATTCTGTGGACTTGCCGTGTTGGTGAGGTACGTGATGCCGCAGTTGCTTGGTCTGCTGAGCAGGGACTTATATTTGACGCAGTCAACGAGAATCTGCCAGAGGTTCTGGAATGGATGGGCGGCGATACCAGAAAGATATTTGCCAACGAGTACATAGATGACCGGAATTTTACTTTCTTGCCGCAAACAGACCGCATGGAATTACTGGGCAGGATGGTGGATGTTGTCGAAGATTGGTTGGAAAAGAAAGGTATGGCTACGGATGATGAAGCTGCCATTAAAGGTGACGACTATGACTATCTTGTGGAGGGGTTTGCTGCCGGGATGGGAATATCGTGTGATCGTATGGAGGACGATGAGTTGCTTGATAAATTGTGCCCAAATCTCGACGGGCCGGTTCCGGTTAGCATGACATTACCAGGCGATTTCGATGGCGACGAATTGGTGTAGGAGGTGTCCGATGACAAAAAAGGAGTTTGAAAAACTGGATGCAAAATCCAAGCGGCGTGCAGCACAAAAGGCACTCGCCTGGTTTTGTGTATTAACATCGGTGAGATTTCCATTTTTGAATATTGCCAGTAAAGAAGAATCCGAGACGATTAAAGTCATTCTCGGTAAGTATATGAATGAAGAATTGGAGGAGAAAACAACATGACATTTTGGCAGATGGTTATTGTTTTTATTGTTGTCTATCTTTGTGTTTATGCACTGATAGGCAGGATTTGTCAGTGTATTGAACATTGTGCTACTGCCAGAGCATATTCTAAGTTCCGAGAGAATGGAGTATTGGTAAAGATGGACGATGTCGAAGCAGGTATCAAGAAACTAAATAAGGAGAAGCATGATGTGGCGGAGAGAGTTACTGAAAAATAAGCTCTATGCCATAGCAATTATATTTCTTGGAGCGTTGTCCGTCCCTATTGAATGGGACGCAACGTTCTTTTTATTTGCTCTGATGGTTGGGCTTACATTGTTCTTTTCTAAGGAAAATTGGATTATGTAGGAGGCGGTTCTATGGGACGTGCGGAAATTCGGCGGGCAATGAAAAACGAGAAGAAAACAAAGACCGCCACCTATAACCTGACCAAAGCTCAGCTGGATGCTATGGTGCGGGAACAGATTGAAAATGAGTTGGTGAAAATTCGGCAGCAGGCTACAGATGATGCTGTCAATACCGCTATGATATTATTGCTGACACTGCCATTAGAGGTTCTGATGGATCACTACTGGCCTAAGTCCTATGCGAAACGCATTCCGCAGTTCACGGCATATGTTCTGGAATATTACGAAAGATGGCAGAACGGTGAGCTGGATATGGAAAAGCTGAAAGAGGATTTATGGGATTACGGCGGTGTTCGGCTGGAAGAAGGAGGTCAAAACAGTGGTTAAGGTTATATTTGGAGCCGTGTCTTTCCTTGTTGGTTTGTCGGCGATAATAGCGTCAAAGGCTATTTCATCCTGTGCCGTTTACATGGATGACTCGTTCCGGTGGGGAGGTAGAGATGGAAATGGCTAACAATGATTTACGGAGAAATGCAGAGGGTTATTCTGACCCGACTGCATACGAGGCTATCAAGAATCTGGACGCAGATGATGAGCGGTTTCACAAGTTGCTGAACACAATCTTCACGATTTGTGAACTCTCTGGATTTCATCTGGAGGAACGGATTGTCTTGAAAGATTTGCAGACAGGAAAAGTTTGGAGGTGAACGGAGCAGCTGAAGGAGAAAGTGATTAAACTCGGTACGGCTATTCGGAAAGTATTTCATGACGTTTTTGGTCAGAAAGAAGTTTCTCTGGAGCTTCCCGAGAAGGGTGCAGTTAAGAAAAGACGGTATCATCGGAAAGAAAAACCGTCCGTATTCTATCATTACATACCGACAGCCAGAAGAAATTTACCATATATGAGGCGGTCTTATTGAAATTTCCGTGCCCACTTTTATTTTTGGCTGCCCACTTTTTGGAGCGGTTTTGGAGAGTTGGGAGAATGGTACGGACGAAATTTGGTGGAATTTGGGTAAAAATGGTCAATTTTCTGCCCATTTGCCCACTTTCTGCCCACTTTTGAAACCCCGATTTGGTCACTAAAAACCCAGTATTTATGCGGGTTTGCGGGCTCAAAGCCCATTTGCCCACCCTTTTTCTTAACTAATTGTGATAAAAAGTTTAAATATATATAAAGGTTGTGAAAAAAGGTGGGAAAGTGGGCAGAGCGAGAGAAAGGCGGTTTTATGAAAAAGAAGAACACATGGTCCGAGATTTATGAAAGCTTTCAGTCAATCTATCCGAATTTGAAGAAAGAAGCCGTCGGATATTGTCCGCATGGTTACATGTCGATTCTGGTATATTTTCCGGATGGGCTGCGTATGGTATATAATGAGGTGGAAAGACGAGCCAGGTTTGTCACGGCATGAGCAGAATTTTGAGAATGATATTTCTTTTTTGCCGTGTATGTGGTATACTGGAACTGCGACACAACTTTAAAACATTTTGGTAATAGGGACAATGCTTTGTTAAAAAGCGTTATCTCTCTTTACTTATACCCTATTACCAGAGTTAAGATTGTGTCGCAACAATGAGAGAGCCGCTTTTTAGTGCGTCTCTTCGGTGGGGCGCACTTTTTATATTGTGCCTATATTGGACAACCTCGTGAAAAACACAAGCTCTGTTATGGAGAACGGTATTTCCTTTACTCATACCAGTAATTTGGGCGAGAGTTGTGTGGCAGCAATGCGGAAGTACTCGTTCTCTTTATTTTTGGAGGTAGCAAGATGGACAATAATGTTGCCGTAAGCGGAAACTTTGAGATTATACCTTGTGATAAAATGACAGATATTGAGAATAAGCCCGGTATCAAAAAACTGGAGCTTACCTCATCGCAAAAAATCCAGATTGGAGGACTAATGCAACAGCTTCCTGCAGTCGTGGCGGCTAATGCTTTAAGCAATATGTATATGGTTCGATTTCCTGCCGGAATACCAAATGCGTTGACTCCCCTAAAGCAAGGTGGATTCAGTACTATGGTCAAGGGCGAGAATGGGCGGATTGCAGGAACTGCTTCTTTATATTCTGTTGAAGCACAGGCAGCCGTTCTTGGAGCGTTCAATGCCATGTCGATAGTTTCCGGCCAGTACTTCCTCGCACAGATTAATAGCGAACTTAAAACGATGAACCAGAACATTGACAAAATTCTGGAGTTCCTTTACGGTGATAAGAAAGCAGAACTTATATCTGAAGTCAGCTTTGTGAAATCTGCCTACCAAAATTACAGTTCGATTATGGAGCATGAGCAGCAGCGGTTTGCCACCCTTGTCAGTTTACAAGAAGCAAAGAAAGTTGCAATGAAAGATATTGAGTTTTATATGTCGGATCTGGATTCCACTGTCAATACTAAAAGCGGTTCCGATATTGTAGCTTGGACTGACAAGATATTTCAGATTAAGGACTGCCTGGAACTTTCTATACAGCTTTATTCCATGAGCAGTCTGTTGGAAATCTATTATTCACAGAATTACGATGCCAATTATATTTCAAATGTCGAGGAAGAATCCGTTACCTACATCGGTAAATGCGAGAAGCGCATGTTAAGCAGTTTCAGTAAATTGAGCACACATATTCAGAGCTTTAAAGAAGGTCCTCTGAAAAAGGTTGATAAGCCGGCTCTTGAAAAGAAAGTTAATCTGGTGGTGGATTCATTCAGCAGAGGTACAGAATCTGAGATGCTCAAATCGATTCGTTCTGTTCTGCACGCTTCGGAAGCAAAAGCAGAGTATTATGTGAACAGCAATGGCGATTTATATTTGAGAACTGCATAA